GATGCAGCGTTAGATCTTTTAAAAAGAGGAAGTAAAGCTTTGTTTTATGACAGCAAAGGTAGACTTGACAAAAACGCAGTGCTTGGAGCGATAACTGGTGTGGCTTCATACATAGAAGCTAAAGCTTTAGCAGATGAAGCTGGAGTTGAGTTATCACAAAAAGATTATGATGACGCTAAAAGAGATGAGAAAAGAGAAGAGTACGCAGGTTACTTACAAAATTTCTTTGGGGGTAAAAAAGACGGCGGTAGAATAGGATTTAAAGAGGGTGCTAATAAAACAATAGAAGAAAAAATAGCTGAACTAGAATCTTTAACAAATAAACTTATGACAGAACAAGGAATTCAAGACAGAGGTTATGCTTCTCAATTGGCAAGTGATATAATAAATATGAAAAATGAAGGTATAGACCCTGATAGATTAAAATTTCTTAATAATGAAAGTGCATTATTTGCTTTACCAAGAGACATGAGACCTGAAGATGAGTATTACGATACATTGAAAGCTTTAGAAAAGAGAGCTAACGGCGGCAGAATAGGATTCGAGTCTGGTGCTAATGAAATGATAAAAACACAATTACTAGAAGAAATTGTGCCTGACACAAGCACAGAAGATTTTGTAATTATAATGACAGAAGATGGACCAGTAAGAGTTAAAAAGTCTGATTATGATTCTATGCCTGGAATGTTTAGAGATACGACTACAGGATTCGGTGCTAACATTAATAGAATAGAAGAAGCTAACGGTGGTAGAATAGGTAGAAAATTCGGTTCACCTGAAGAAGGTGAGTCGGAAGTAGGTATCATGGCCATCGACGTTGAAGCAGGTGATGACGAAGATGAAGAAGATATGATGATGGCAGGTGGTATTACTTTTAATAGGGCAGAAAAATCATTTTTATTTAAAAGACTAGGTGGTGCTGGTGGATCAGATAGATCTTACACTATGCCTAGCCTATACAGAATATTAAATAACCCCAATAGGTATCCAGAAGATGCAAGAATATTAAAAGCAATAGTTGAAATAAATCTTCCTGGAGGACAAAAGGACGGTGGAAGAATAGGTTACAAAGATGGTGCCAACAGAGTATCAGAATTATTAATTACAAGAGCTGGTATACTGGCAAAAGATCCTGACGCAGATGTGTCTGACATTGATGGAGAGATATTCCAATTAACAGGTAAAACATTTAAATCAGTTGGTGGCATAAGCGATATACCGACAGGTAAAATAAGAAAAAATAATGCTGGTGTAGTAGAGAGAGACTACAGAGATGAAGGTGGTTTTGTACCAGTAGGTATTAAAGAAAGAGCCGATGATGTACCCGCTATGTTATCTAAAAATGAATTTGTAATGACTGCTGATGCTGTACGTGGTATAGGAAATGGCAGTGTTGAAGAAGGATCTAAGAAATTATACAACACAATGAAACAAGCAGAAAAAGTAGGTAAGGCATAATGGCAGAAGATACATATTCATATACTCGACTAGCTCCTTTTATGGAAGGTGCTCAAGAAAACTATATAGATTTATTAACGAAACAAGTAGGAAGAGCTCCTGGTTCAGAAATAAAAGATGCTGATGGTAACGTCATTGGTACCGTACCAACATTAGGTGAACTTGGACCAAAGGTTTCACCACAAAATATTTTAACCAGAGAAGCACAACAGTTAGCAGCAACGCAAGCAGGATTAGGTGAATTAACTTTTGATCCTGTTACAGGAGCTATAACAGGTATAGGTGCTGGAACAGGAGTTGCAGGCTATCAACCTTTCTTGGATCAAGCAGAACAGTATCAAACAGATGCTGCAGGATTTAGTGGACCTTCTGCTTACCAACAATTTATGTCTCCCTATCAAAAAGACGTAATCGATACAACCTTAGCAGAATTTGATATTCAAGCAGCAAAAGGAGCTCAAGGAACTGCAGCTGATGCAATAGCTGCCGGAGCTTTTGGCGGCGGTAGAGAAGGTGTAAGAAGAGCAGAATATGGTGCAGCATCAGATAGAAATAGAGCAGGAACTCAAGCAAAATTATTACAAGAAGGTTTTACTCAAGCCAATCAATTAGCTAATCAAGCATTTAATCAACAAATGAATTTAGGTGGTTTTTCAAGAAACCTAGCTTCTCTTCAACCGTCTCTTGCAGCTAGTGGTATACAGACATTAGGAGCAGCAGGAACTGGAGCGTTAGCTTACGACCAAGCATTACTAGATGCGGAGCAACAAAGAAATCAATTAGCATACAATGAACCACTAAGCAGACTTAATGCTTTTGGGTCAGGTATAGCATCTCAATTAAGTGGAGCACCAACAACAACTACTACAACTAGTTTAGGTGGAGCAGGATCAATAAGTCCTTTATCGTCAGCTTTATCTGCAGGGTTAAGTGCTTATGGTTTAGGGAGCATCTTCGGAGGCAACGCTTAATGAATTTTAAAAGACCATCATTTAGAAGAGGCGGATCAACTGGTATTGGTCAACTTACACCTAGAGTAAAAGCTAACATGGGTTTTCCTAACTTTGGTGTAGGCCAAGGTGACAATACAGGTTATCAAAAGTATATGGAAAAAGTAAGAGCTGATAGAACTTCAGGACAACCTAGTGGTCTTGCTCAATTAGTATTAGGACCAAGATACACAGATCCTAATTTTGTTTCCCCTTTTTTAAAACCAGACTCACCTTTCTTTTCTAATAGAACAGGTTTTGAGTTTTTAAATTTAGGTGGACAAAATGACGGTAGCACTACTTTTATGACTAGTACAGGTCCAAAAATTGTTGAAGATGTTGAAGACATTAAAATAACATCCGACTCTGATGATTTAAAAGATACCGCAGTGACTGGTGTAGTAAGACCAGGACGTGGAGTGACTTACGATGTAAAAGAAACTACAGGTACAGGTACAGGTACAGGTAAAGGTACAGACGATATTTTAACAAGTGAACTTTCTATGAAAGATGCAATCAAAGGTGAAGTAGATATTCTTAAAGACTTATTAGGAAATACTGGAATGAGCAAAGGTGAAAAAGCTTTACTACTTGCCAAAGTTGTTAAAACACCTGGAACAATTGCAGATAAATTAGAAGTAGGTGCTAATGAAGCTCTTAAATACAAAGCAGAAGAAAGAAAACAAGACAAGGCCATAATCTTAACTGCATATAAAAATTACAAAGCTACGGAGTTAGCGAACGGTAAAAAGAATGACAAACAAAAACAAGTTGAAACATACGTAAATTTAAAGAGACAAGCAGGAGATAAAAGATCACAAAGAGAATTAGAACTTGAGGCTATTGAAGTAGTTTACAAACCAAGAAGCATAGCTCCCGCTGATGCTAACGTAGAAATAGGTGCAGCAGAATTTAGAACAGCAGGTGGTGCAACTAGAGTAGGGCAATTACAGGCTGAAATTACAAAATATTCAAAAAATTTAAATTTAAAAGGTGCTAAAGAAAAAGTAGAGCAAGCAGAAGCTGAATTAACACTATTAGCAAAATCCTTAAGTGCGGCAGGAGCAGAAAAATTAATAGATTTTTATGGTCTTAGAGAATATCTACAAGACGGTGGTAGAGTTAAAAGAGCAATTGGCACTCCTGAGACAGGAGAAACGGATATAAGTGTAGTAGATGAAAGTATTGTTACTCCTACGGGAACAGAAAAAATAGAAGCGACTGAAGTAACTGCTGCAGAAAATGTAGACCCTATGCAAGAAGTACCTGTTATGGATTTTTCTACATTAAGAAATAGATTACCAAAAGAAATAACAGACGACATTGTACAGCTATTAGCTAACAGCAAAGAAGCTCTGCAAGATTTTTATTATTTAAATAATCAACAAGATGTTAGTCGATTTAATACCAAGTACGGAGTTAATTTAATATTACCACCATCGGTATTGGCGTAGGAGGATTCCATGGATTGGAAAGAGCTATCTCAAATTCCAGTGTTTTCAGAATCACAGGATGTTGCAACAGCCGCTCAAGGTGAAACAACTATTGGTGATTATGCTTTAGATATATTTAGAGCTCCTATTGGAGGTCTTAGTGATGCTCTACAAGGTTTAGTTACATTAGGTGTTTTACCTTTTGATATGTTGACAGACAAAGATCTTACAGGAAAAATAGACGCCTTTTTTGATGCTGCTCCTGTTTTAAATTTAGAAGCTAAAACAGGTCTTGGACAAATCGTTCAAACCGTAGCTCAATTTGGTATACCGTTAGGTCTTGCATCTAAAATAGGTAGAGCAATTCCTCTTTTACAAAAAGCAGGACAAACTACAGCGCTTTCGAGTCTTCCAACCGTTGGAGCTAAAGGTGTAGAGATTGCACGAAGAGCAGGTTATTGGGGAGCGTTAGGTGGAGCAACGGATATTGCAGTTAGTGTACCAACTAAAAACGTTGTTTTATCAGACATGCTTGGCATAACAGAAACACCGGATCTTGCATCAGCTACAGGTAAGGAATTAGCTGTAGAAAAGATGAAACAAAAATTAAAGTTTGGAGCGGAAGGTGCAGTAATTGGCGGAGGTGTTGCAATGTTACCTGTTGCAGGTGCAGTGGGTAAAAAACTTTTAGGACCTGTCTACAATAAAGTAATTGATCCAGCAGGTAGCGCTGTATTTAGACAATTAGATAGCAAAATTTTAAATCCTTTAACTCAAGTGATAGCGGGTACAGGTAAAGAAGGTACCTTTTTAACTAAAGGTGTAACTAAACTCGGTAAGAAAAAAGATATAGCTAAACAAACTATTTATAATAAATTAGATATACCGGATCCAGGACAATGGGCTTTTTTTAATACTAAAGGAGGTACCTTTGGTCAAGCAGTAGCAGGTAAACTAAGTAAAATAAAAGAATATTTTGGCTCTGCAGGTTTAATGTCTAAAACATTAAAAAATGAAGGAGACAAGGTAACCGGAAAATTAGAAGCTATTACTAAAAAATTTAATCGTAAAGATGAAATGATTAATACAAAACTTTATAACGTTGTTACTAAGTTTAAAAGTAATTTATTTGATAAAGCTACTAATAGTCGGGGTTATAGGAACATTACTGATGATCTTACTAGAGAACGAAACAAAATAACAGATTACATTATAACTCCAGACAAAAAAGGAGCTGCTGAAAAATTAAAATTAGTTAATCCTGCAGTAAGGCAAGAAGCTAAAGACATTAAACAAATGTTAAAAGAATCCAATATGTTGGTAGGTAATTTATTTGGTAACTCTCCAATTAAATCTTTTAAAACATTAGCAGGTTTAAAAATGAATGATGCAGATAATTTCTTTAAACAAAGGCTAGCTTCTTTTAACAACAGTAAATTTAAATTTGATGTTGATGGACCCGCTGCAGCAGGAGCAAGAAAAGAATTAAAAAGAACTATTCTTTTAAATCAAAACATGCGGCCTAAAAATATCTCTAGAAAAGAAGCCGATATATTAAGAAAAAAATTAAAAGGTAATAAAAAATTAAATGCTAAAGAAACAGAATTTAATAAACTGTTAGATGCTGAAGTTAAAACTAGAATGCAAGGATTAAAAAGCGCAGTCATTAATGCAGGAGCTAATCCGGTTAAATATTTTAATGCAGTTGGCAGAGCTATTGGTAAGGATGTAAAAAAAGTAGATGATGTTTCTGATGAAATTAGAAATTTTCTATCTACTCCTAAAGGTCAAAAAGAAGCTATTAATGATTTTAGTCCTGTCCTGGACACAATTATATGGAACAATAAACAAGTTTATCAAAGACAGTATTTTGATCTTATAGAAAATCAATGGATGAAAAATGGTTTAGTTTTTAAAAACATTTTAACAGACGACGCGGCTTATCAAGATGTTTTAAGAAGAGGTATTGATCCAACTCGTTTAACAAAAATTACAGCTCGTACAAATGCAGGTATAAATTCTATAGATGATTTTGCATTAGACTCTAAGTTTTTTAGAAATGAAAAATTAAGAAAACCTAAAGAAGGACAAGTTGCTAAAGCGGATACTTATTATACATTGCCAGAAATAGCTAACGCTATACAAGGAGTTAAAAGTAATTTTGATAATTTATTTGACGTTCCTATTTATTCTAACTTAATGAAATTTAAAGCGGGTGGTCAAATTTCTAAAACAATTTTCTCACCAATGACTCAAGTAAGAAACGTAACTACTGCATCTTTCTTTCCATTAGCTAGTGGTTTGATAGGTAGTCGTAGTTCAGTATCGCAAGCATTTAGAGATATATTTGAAGACATATTTCAAAGTGGAAAATTTGATCCTAAAATGTTTGATGAGTGGATGGATTCTAGTGTTACTAGAGGAATCATTGATCAAAGTATTCAAGTTAATGAGATGAAACGTTTAGCAGAAAGAGGAGTGAAAGGTCTTTTAAATGTAGATGATTTTATGAAAAATCCAACAGTTAAAAAATTTGTTGATGTCTATCAAGGTGGAGATAACATTTGGAAAGTTTACTCAGATAGATTTTATCAGTCTGCCCTTAAACAAGCGTTTGGAGATCCAAAAGCTACACCCGCTAAAGTATTAGATCAAGTTAGGGACTGGTATAAAACTGTAGCCAAAGAAGATTTTATAGAGATTAGTTCTATTTCTGGAAAACAAAAAACGGCTCAAGAAGCTTTAGAAGAAGTGTCTGCTTATTTAGTAACTAATACTATTCCAACTTATAGTAAAGTTCCTAAAGCAATACAAACTTTAAGAGATTTACCTTTAGGAAACTTTATAGCTTTTCCAGCCGAAATATTAAGAACGGGTGGAAACTTAATTACTTTAGGTGCAAGAGAATTAACTAGCACTAATCCTTACATTAGACAAATGGGAGCTCGTAGATTGATTGGAGCAAGCGCAACATTTGGTGGTATAGGTACAGTCATTGGTGGAACCGCTCAAGCCATCACAGGAGTAACAGATGAAATGATGCAAAAAGCGAGAAGTTTTGTTCCTCAATATGAAAAAAATGCAACTTTAATTCCATTAAGTTCTCCAGATGCAGATGGTGTATTTAAATATTTTAATTTCTCTTACTCTAATCCTTATGACTTTTTAGTCAGACCTATCAATGCTGTTGTTAATGCTTATGGTAGAGGTGAATTAAATCAAGACAATGCAGGGACTTTTGCTTTCAATGCGATAATAGGAGATCAAAATAATCCAGGAGCCTTTAGAGAATTCTTTGCTCCATTTATTGCAGAGTCTATTGGTACAGAAAGATTTACTGATGTTTCTCCCATACTTGGAAGAGGAGGTGAAACTGCAAGTGGCAAAACAATATATAGAGACACCGATTTATTAGGAGAAAAATTAGCTAGAAGTCTAGAACATATTATAGGTGGGTTAACTCCAGGAGCTTTTAGTTCTGCACAAAAAATATGGCAAGGAGCTAGTGGACAATTTACAGATTATGGTACCGGAAGAGACACTAGAGATGAAATAGTAGCATTGATGTCTGGTTTAAGAGTACAAGAAATTAAACCTAAACAAAGTATGCCTTTTGTTATTTCTTCTTACAGACAAGATGAAAGAAATGTTTCGCAAAAATTTAGTAGTTTAGCTTACTCAACAAATGTTTCACCTGAAAGAAAAGTAGCTGCTTACCAAGAGTGGATGAAAAATTCTTTTATATCTCAAAGAAATTTAAAAAATACTATAAATGATGCTTTGGATTTAGGAGTATCTACTAATGAAATAAGACAAATATTAACGGATCGTTTAGAAAATAAAAATAGAGTCGAAGCTCTTTTAAGAGGAAGATTTGTAGCTCCTACTCCTAGTCAATCTAGATTAGAATCTTCTATTCAAAGGTTAGAACAAGAAAATTTAAATGCATCTTTAAGTTATGAAATTGCTATGGACCTTGTAAATGATACATGGCAATCGTTAAGAAGAGACAATAATGGGTTTGATTTAGATCTTGGATTAGAAGCTTTTATTGAAAGTATGAACTTATCTGTAAGTCCAGACTTATTTTCACTAAGAGAATTACCAGCTAAAGCTTCAAGTTTAGGTGTTCAAGAAACAACTGATACTCCTGCAGTTTTACCAGTTGATCCAAACAAGAATACTGCTATAAATAATCAAATAGTCTCCGCTTCTGTTCCTAATAGAACAACACCGGGGTTATTTGAAAAATACTTTTCACGGGGGATATTTAATTAATTATGACAATAGATAAAAGAATAAATTTTAGAGGCGGCGGAATGGACATGGGTAATGCCGGTAATCGATCCAGAAGTGCTTCTATGGGAAATACCTCAAGTAGAAGTAGAAGCACCAGTTCAGGCACAGGCGGGAGTTCTGGAAACCTTGGCGGCGGTGGAGGTGGACAAGGTTCTGATTATAGAAGTTATTCGCCACCTACTAGACCAACATATACTTCTGAAAACATAGATCAAAAACCTATAACAGGAGATGACTATAGAAGGTCCCAAAATGAATTTATAGATAATTTAAATAGAAACAATGCTGCTAGATTCGAACCTAGTTTTTTTAATCGAACGTATCAGCCAGTTACGCTAGATCAGATTGGTTCTAGAAATCAATTACCTAATTATAGTAATGCTCTTATGGGAGGAATTTTAGGATTAATTAATCCATTAGCTGGGATGGCTTATAGAGGATACAATTTTTTAAAAGACAGAGCAGTGGAACCTATAAACAATATGATTCCAAAAATTTCTAGCACGCTAGATACATTTAAAGACTCTCCTACGTTAGTAGATTTTTATAAAAACATGCAGAGCGTGCCTGTAAATGATACAATAGATATCAGAGAAAAGTTTGATAGATCGGGTATCTTATCTGAAGTAAAACCTGTTCAAACATTTGAGTTTAATTCTTCTGGAATGGAATCACCTCTTCTTCCAGGAGCAGAAGGTGCAACGGGATTAACTATTGCAGAACTTCAAGCATTAATTGATAACGCAAGAAATAATTTAGGTTCAAGTTAATGGCTAAAAAATCTGCATTAGAGAAAATAGAATCTCATGAAAAACTTTGCAGAATTATGCAGAAGCAAACATTTGAGCAGATAAAAGAAATGCAAGAAAGAATAAAAAGATTAGAGTATTGGATCGTTGGTGGTATGGGTGCAGTGCTGCTAACTTTACTTATGGATATGTTAAATTAACTACAAATACATCCGTAAAAATATCCACTACCATCTTTCATTACATGTAAATTAAGAGGAGAGTCTAAGTATTCTGTAAACTCTGTTCTTATAATTTCACACAAATCAAAACAATCTACATCATTTAATATTTTTATATGCTCTATCATATCTTTAGTGACAACCACTAAGTTATAAATACCATCGTTAAAAATAATTAGATCCATTCTTTTAACTCTTCTCCCATAACTTCACTAGCTATATTAATTTTTTTACGCAAAGCTTTTACGATACGTTCATCTACAGTTTTCTCAGCGATAATGTCTATGTAAGTCATCTTTCTTTTTTGACCGATACGATTTATTCTAGCTTCACTTTGAGTTCTTTTTTCTAAATCATATCCATTAGAATAATAAATCATAACATTAGCTTCAGTAAGTGTAATACCGTAGCCGCCTGTTTGAGGTGTACCAACTAAGAATCTAACTTTAGATTCAGGGTCCTGTATTTCTTTAATAGCTTTGGCTCTGTCTTCAGTAGAAGTTGATCCATAATAAGTCATCACGGAACCCGGATATACTTTTTCAATAGCTTTAACAATCGAGTCTATGTCATGTCTCCAGTGGGCCCAGATAATAGCTTTACCCTCTACCTCTTCCAAAATATTCATCAAAGCAGGAATTCTTTCATTCTTAATTATTTTTAAAGTATCGTCATCTGCTTTAAAGTGACCACAAGTAATTTGTTGGAGTCTCATTAGCTGCACCAATGCAGTAGAAGTAGTCATCAACTTACCATCCATTTGAGCAAGCGCTACTTGTTTCATCTGATCGTAAAGTTTTTGTTGTTCTTTACTTAATTGAATAATTCTTTTTTGATAAGTATAATCAGGAAGATCTAAACAATCTTCTTTCAATACACGATCTGAAAACGTAGTTATTTTTTCTGATAGTTCAGCTAAATTTTTATAACCAACTACTATCTGTGCATTGTGGGTAGGTAGTCTCATGGTGCTCATGATTGCGTATCTAGTTCTAAATGCAAGATAAGAAGTAAAGTCTAATAAGCCTTCATCTAAAAACTCACATTGTTTATATAAATCTAATGGAGACTTTGTAATAGGAGATCCAGTTAATATTCTTCTGTACTTTGCATGTCTACCTAGGGAACAAATATTTCTAGATCTTTTAGCGTCAGGATTTTTTATAGTTGTAGACTCATCAATAGCCATTAATGTTCTATGACATCTTAAAAACTTAGCTGCAAACTCCACACCTTTTTCTGTACTGAAAGCATCTACATTCATAATTAATATGTGTAAATCTTCACCTGTTGCAAATAAAGTATCTAACTTTAATTGTTGTCCTTTATTTATATTGGCTTGCCACAACACCATTTTTTTATCTATGTGGTCCACCATATGTGTAGGTATCTCTGAGTCAAACCAGTTTTTATAAACACCTTTGGGTGCAATTAAAAGTAGTCCATTAATTTTACCTTTGTCATAAAGCATAGATACATTATCTATTAACACTTTAGATTTACCTGTACCCATCTCCATGAAGTACGCAAAGTTTTCTTTATTCCACGATTTTTTTAACGCAGATAATTGATGATCATAAGGCTTCGTTTTAAATTTATAGTTCATAATATTTCTTCTTTCTATTGACAGTGATAACATAACCTTATAAGAGGTGTCAATAGGAAAGTTATGAACACAGTTTATATAATACAAGAATTACCAGGAACTAAAATGGGAGCCCCTAAGTTTAATATTATGGGAGCTCAAAAGTTTGGCACATTAAAAACTTTATTACCAGAACATTCACAAATTATATTATCTCCAGGGCCCTTAATTTTTAAACTAAGAAAACTGTTAGATAAATATACCCCCGATGATTATTTACTACTTACAGGTGACCCTGCAATCATAGGTGTAGCTTGTTCAATTGTGGCAGATAAAACTGGGGGAAAATTTAATTTACTAAAATGGGACAGACAAGAAAAAACTTATTACCCAATAGAAATAAATTTATATGAACAAGGAAAGATTGAAGAATAAACTTGACATAGGATATTATGACATTATATTAACAGCATCATTAACTACTACGAAAGGTAAAAAGACATGAGTATAAACTTAGAAGAAGACAAAGTCGATTCGTTAGCAAACACGAATGACATGAAAGAATTATCAGAACAGGTTATTAAATTAAGAACCTTGGAAGATAAGTTCGCTGCAAAAGAAGAAGAATTAAAAAAATTAAAAAATGATATGGACGTATTATCTGCTGAGGTTATACCTACGATGATGACAGAAATGAATATATCAAAATTTAGTTTATCAGATGGGGCTGGCGTAGAAGTCAAACCCGTCTATGGTGCTTCAATTCCTAAAGCAAAACAGGAAGAGGCATTTAACTGGCTTCGTAATAATGGCTTAGGGGATCTTATTAAAAATGAGATTACCGTTTCCTTTGGTCGTAACGAGGATAACAAGGCAGCAGATTATGCTGTCCTTGCGCAAGGTCATGGATATCAACCCACCCAGAAGTTAAAGGTTGAGCCTATGACACTTAAAGCATTGGTTCGTGAGCGTATCGAAAAGGGTGATGATATGCCCACGGATCTATTTAATGTGTTCGCAGGAAACAGAACCAAAATAACAAGGAAATAGAAACATGAACAAAGAACCAACAATAAAGAAGGAAAATGCATTGGCTACAAATGTAGTGTTTGAAGCAGATGCAAATGTGCAGACTGGAGCGGTAGGACAAGATGATCTTGCATTACCATTCCTTAAAATACTTGGACAGTTATCTCCTGAAGTAAACAAGAGAGACGGCAAGTATGTTGAAGGTGCAGAACCTGGAATGATTTATAATTCAGTGACAGGGGAACTCTTCAATGGTGAAAAAGGAGTCCCAGTGATTCCATGTTACTACAAACTCGAGTATGTCGAGTGGAAAGATAGAGGAAAAGATGGATCTGGTGCGCCAGTTAATATCTATCCTTCATCAAGTGACATCATGACTAAAACAACTAGAGGTGCAGACTTTAAAGATAGACTTCCAAACGGTAATTATATCGAAAAGACTGCGCAGCATTTTGTTGTAGTCAACAGTGCTTCACCAACCACTGCGTTGATTGCTATGAAATCTACTCAATTAAAAATTAGTAGAAAATGGAATAGCATGATGCAAAGTATAAAGTTGCCAGGTAAGAACGGTATGTTCACACCCGCATCTTTTAGCCATCTTTATCAGCTAAAAACCGTACAACAGTCTAACGACAAAGGTACATGGTTTGGTTGGGAAGTGAGCAAGATTGGTCCAATCCAAGACGCTGCTACGTATCAACAAGCCAAAAGTTTTTCTGAAAGTATTTCTAAAGGAGATATTCAAGTTAAACATGGTGAGGAAGATACTGCTAAGTCTACAGATGGAGCAGCTCACTACTAAAAATTCCCCTCCGGGAATGGTTGCAACAGGGGTGGCGAAGCGAGAGTAGAGTCACCCCTACTAAAGAGGAAAGATGGAAAACAAATTTATAGAAATATTTACAGGTCTTAAAAGAGACTATGGCTACGCAGATATTAACTCTGCTTACAAAGATCCTGCTACAGGTAAACTCAAATTAAAATATGGTTGGGCAGCTAAAGAATTATTAGAGTCTGATTATTTAGATCATCTCACAGGTAAAAAATCTATTGGGATACAACCCTGTAATGATGAAGGACTCGCAAAGTTTGGAGCAATTGATATCGACTCAGATGAATATGACAACTTTGATTTAAGAAAGTATTTAGAAATTATTGATAAGAAAAATATTCCAGTAGTCCCTGTTAAATCTAAAAGTGGTGGACTACATATTTATGTATTCTTTAAAGAACCTGTTAAAGCAAGTTTTGTCAGAAACTTTTTAGATAAGTTATTATTTACATTTGATTTAAAAGCATCAACAGAAATATTTCCAAAACAAACACAACTTGGTATAGGCTCAGATCAAAAACCAATCAATGGTAACTTTATTAATCTACCTTATTACAATCGTAATGAAAGAGTGGGTGTGAATTTAGATGGTACAGAATTTACCTTCGAGCAATTTATAAAAGTTGTCGAGGCTAACACAAAGACTAAAGAAGAACTAGAAGAATTTGCAGATGAATTAATTAGACTCGAACTTACCGGTGGTGCAGATGAATTTATAGATGGTCCTGTATGTCTACAAAGATTATCAAAATCTAAACTAGATGATTACAGAGATAGATTTATTTATAACTACATGGTGTTTGCTAAAAAGAAATACCCTGACAATTGGGAAGAAAAACTTTTAGAAGGTGCTAGGAATTATATTGTCTACGATAACATATGGGGTGATGAGAAAGTAAAACAAAAAATTAAAGCTTACAAAAAAGATACTGCAGGACATACTTGTTCAGAAGAACCTATCAATAGTATGTGTGTTAAATCAGAATGTTTGAAAAGAAAGTTTGGTGTAGCCTCTGATAAAGTTAAAAAGTTTCCAACACTATCTGCATTAATTAAAATAAATCATGTACCAGATCCAGAGTTTAGATTTACTGTGCACTATAATGACAAGGTTGAAGGCGAGACTACGCAGCAAATAATTGCAAAAGATATTAACTATATGATGGACCAAGAAAAACTTAGACGTTTGATAGGCGCACACACTCCTGTTCCACCACCACGAATAAAAGACGATGACATGCAAACTGTATTAGATACTTTATGGCAAGGGATGAAGATAGAAAAAGCTCCTCCAGGCACATCACCAAAAGAAATATTACATAAACACTTAGAGGATTATGTTTATGGTGTTCCAGCTGTAAGTGATGCTGCATTTAGAAGTGGTAGTACGTTAATTGATACGGATGGTTATGCTTATTTTGTATACGATCCATTTTATAATTTTTTAAAAAACAAAGAATGGAAAAATAAAATAGATAAGACAGGACAAATGCTAATAGATTTTTTTAAAGCGGAACTAGGACATGGTAAAAGATATCCTAAAAAACCAACACAAAAAAAATCAAACAACCCTGTAAGATGTGTAAAAATTCCTATGAGTAATTTTACGAAAGAAGAAAATGAAATAGAGATTTTACCAATGAAGAGTAAAAAAGATATTCTTTAATGACAAAGGTTACAAAAATATATGGCCCTCCAGGTACAGGGAAAACAGAGAAATTAATTAGAAGAGCCATGGCCTACATAAGAGTGGGTACTCCAGTAAATAAAATAGGTTACTTTGCATTTACTCGTAAGGCAGCTCATGAAGCAAGAGATAGGATGCTTAAGAAAAATCCTGAATATAAAAAGAAACAACTTAGATATTTTCAAACGCTGCACTCTCTAGCTTTTCATAGTTTGGGACTAAGAGAAGAAAACGTTATGCAAGATTATCATTACAATGATCTTGGAAAAGAATTAAGTATAAGAGTCAATGCTAAAAAAGATGCTGACGCTTCACCTTACCTGACTTGTGATAATGAATACTTTCAAATTATTTTAAAAGCAAAAGAAAAAGATATTCCAGTATGGGATGAGTATTGCACGGGAGAACATTCAACAAATGTAAAACCAGATTTATTAAAACACATTGAAGCAAACTACAATCACTACAAACATCCAGACATAAATAACTTAGTAGACTTTACAGATATGATTCATGACATTGTACAACAACCAGATAAGATTCCAAACTTTGATGTAGTCTTTATTGATGAAGCTCAAGATCTGTCGCCAATACAATGGAAACTATATGACATACTAAAATCTAAATCAAAAAATATTTATTTAGCTGGTGATGATGACCAAGCGATTTACGGTTGGGCCGGAGCAGATGTAGATAGATTTATTCAAGAACCTGCTGCAGAAAAAGTATTGTCAAGATCTCGAAGGATTCCAAGAGCAGTACAAGATGTATCAGAAATTATCACTGCAAGAATCGCAGGACTCAGAGCAACTAAAAATTATTTACCAAGAGATGAAGAAGGATTGTGTAGTAAAATCAATAGTTTAGAGAATGTAGATCTTCACCAGGACAACTGGTTAATCTTAACTAGAACTTTGTCTAGAGCAAAAGAAGTATGTGATCTTTTAAAAGTAAAAGGTTTGTATTATGAAAACAGACATCAAAAAAGTTACAATACAAAACTTTACAAAGCAATTATCAATCATAGTAAATGGTTAAATGGTGAAGAGATATCGGACACTGCACTAGAAGATATTAAAGAATACATGGGTAACAGAGAACTTAAAAAAGATTTAAAATGGTTTGAATGTTTTGATAATGCACCAGCTGATGACAAAATTTATATAAGACTAATGTTGTCAAATAAAGAAAGATTAAGTGATGATGCACGAATCAAAGTCTCAACTATTCACGCTGCAAAAGGAGGTGAATGTGAGAACGTAATTGTGGTATTAGACAATGCTAAAAAGATAAGAGAAGCAATTACTAAAAGTGTAATAAAGCGTGACGAAGAGCACAGAGTATGGTATGTAGGTTGCACGAGAGCAAAAAGAAACTTATATTTAATGAGAGCAAAAATAGAACGAAAGGGATATCCACTATGACAGCAGAAGATATATTTAAAGAATCATTTCCACAGTATACTCAGGTAGGTGGGAACCACTACACCAAGTTTCCAATTCAACCCTATGAATTTATTTCTAAAAATGATTTATCATTTTTTCAGGGCAACGTTGTGAAGTACGTTTGTAGGTATCAGAGAAAAGGTGGGGTTGAAGATCTTAAAAAAATTGTACACTACTGTCAATTAGAGATGTTAAAAATTAACGACATGAAAAAGAAAAAGTAATGAATTGCTGGCATTGCCAAACAGAATTAATTTGGGGTGGAGATCACGACA